GAATTGGTGCGTATCGTCGTCGCGGTTGATCCGGCAATCACGAACAAAGAGGGCAGCGATGAAACCGGCATCGTCGTCATGGGGCGCGACAGAAACAATCGGCTTTATGTGCTTGCCGACCGTTCTGGCAGATACAGCCCTGAGGAATGGGCGCGTGAAGTTATCGCGCAATATGATTTATTCAATGCCGACCGCATCATTGCAGAATCAAACCAAGGCGGCGAGATGGTCGAGCGCACACTTCAGGTTATCCGCAGCAATGCTCCGATTACGCTGGTTCATGCCAGCCGTGGCAAGGTTACCCGCGCCGAACCGGTGGCGGCGCTGTACGAACAAAAGAAGGTTTCGCATGTCGGACAGTTCGCCACGCTAGAGGATCAGATGTGCCAGTTCACAAGCGATTACGACCGCACAAAGATGGGCATGTCACCTGATCGCGTTGACGCGCTGGTATGGGCTGCGACCGAATTAATGGAGGTGCATGATAGCTTGTTCAATTTATGAAATTCGCGTACAATCCCCCAAAATCCTCATGAGGCTATCATGCTCAAATGGTTCCGCAGCCTAAAACGCACCCCCGCCGCTCCCGCCGAGCGCGACAGCCTATTCAGCAACGCCACCCCAGCCCCAGAAGTCGCCAACCCGTTCGCATACGCCGACGCCTTCGCCAAGTCATTCCAGCGCACAGCCGAAGACCTGAAGCCGACAAACCGCGCAGGCCAGCCCGTCGGCGCGATGGACGCAGCCCCGGTCACTGACGGCGGCGCGGCGCTGGCGACGTTCGCAATGGACGCTGCAACAAATCCACAAGTGTTCAACGGCGAATTGCAGCCTGCGTATAACTTGCCGATCATTCAACTAGACTGGTACGCATCGCAAGGCTTCATCGGCTATCAGGTTTGCAGCCTCATATCGCAGCATTGGCTCATCGACAAAATCTTGACGATGCCAGCCCGCGATGCAATGCGGCATGGATACGAGATTGGCACGAGCGACGACGACGAGATCGACCCCAAAGTGCTGGCGTTCATCAAAAAGCGTGACAAGGCGTTCGGTATCAAAGATGCTTGCGTTGAGTTCGTTCGGTTCAATCGCATGTTCGGCATTCGCATCGCTATGCCCATCATTGACACGACCGATCCAGAGTTCTACGTCAAGCCGTTCAACATCGACGGTGTGAAGCCGGGCAGCTATCGCGGCATATCGCAGATCGACCCGTATTGGATAACGCCAGAGCTTGACTTTCAGGCGGGCGCGAACCCGGCGTCAATCAATTTCTACGAGCCGACATGGTGGCGCATTAACGGCCAGCGCATTCATCGGTCGCACCTCATCATCATCCGCAACGGACAAGTCGCCGATGTGTTGAAGCCGTCATATTTGTACGGCGGCATCTCCGTTCCGCAGAAGATTGCATTGCGCGTGTACGCCGCCGAACGCACAGCCAATGAAGCGCCGCAGCTTGCACTGTCCAAGCGCACGAGCTTGTGGAAAATGGACATGAAACAGGCGTTGGCGAATCAGGCGTTGTTTGAGCAGAAAATGGCGTGGTTTGCCGCGACACGCGACAATTTCGGCATCAAGGCTATCGGGCTGCAAGACGAGGTTGAGCAGTTGGATACGTCGCTGACGGATTTTGATGCGGTGATTAATCAGCAATACGCGATTGTTTGCGCGGCGGGGGATTGTCCGGTGAATAAGATTCTCGGAACCGCCGAAAGCGGCCTTGGGGGCGGAGCAGCCGGATCGTATGATGAAAAGTCTTACCATGAATATCTTCAATCTGTTCAGGAAAACGAATGCCAACCCCTGATAGAACGCCACCATTTGCTCTTGATGAAATCGGAAGTCACGCCTAAGTTTGGTGATAATTTTGATGTTGTTGTTAAATTTAATCCTGTCGATAGCCCGACCGCTCTTGAGATTGCGACACTGAACGGCGTCAAGGCAACCACAGCCAAAACGTATATTGATGCAGGCGTAATTGACGGAGCCGATGCGCGGCAAGTTTTGGTTTCTGATGCGGACGGGGGATATACATCTCTCGAATCGGACTTGCCTGAAGGCATAGAGGCCACCGCGCAAGCCCAATTAGAAAGCATGACCGCGCCAAAAAACGATGACAAATAATGACTAGAAAGGCGCGTTATGCAAGCGGTCGCAAGCCGAAAGTCTTGGAAGGCAAGGTTTTATCGCCCAACGCCGGAGTCGCCAGCCGCTACGAACGCCGCCTTCGCGCACTCATCGCGCTCATGACGACCGAAACCCTGCGCGGCGTCCGTTCGCTATTCGCCGAGCCGCATCCCGCCGATGTGTTCGCGCTCGATGCTGGGATTGCCGATCAAGCCAAGCATTTGCTGGCATCCTTGCAGTTTAAGTTCAATGCTGTGTTCGGTTCTCACAGTTCGCATATCGCAATGGCGATGCTGAATGAGAACGCCGACGCATCCGAGGCCGCGATAAAGTCCAGCATGGCGGCACTCGCGGAAGGCTTGTCACTCAACACCGGCGCGATTACCACCGAGCTTGGCGATGTGTTCACGGCGTCCATTGCCGAGAATGTGGCGTTGATTAAGTCGATACCGCAGCAATATCTCCAACAGGTGCAGGGTGAGGTTTATCGGGCGATAACTTCCGGCAATGGGCTGAGTGAGCTGGTTCCGGCGTTGCAGAAGTACAAAGGCGTGACGGAGAGGCGGGCGCGGCTAATCGCTAGTGACCAGACGCGCAAGAGCTTTGCGAACATCAATAGAATTAAGTTGCAGAACATGGGAGTTGAAGAATATATTTGGCAGCATTCTCATGGGGCGACACATCCGAGGCCGCTTCATATTGAATACGATGGAAAGGTTTTCCGTTGGGATTCCCCACCACTCGTCGAGGCTGGCAAACCAGAGCGCGCCCCGCCGGGCATCGCTTTAATGTGCAAATGCAGGGCAAAACCTATTATTCGTTTCAATGAAGGATGAGATTCAATGACCATCGACCTATCCGATCAAGTCTCCACCATATACGCCGAAGCCAACGCCGCCCGCGATTCTGGTGATTTGCAAACAGCACACGCAAAATACACCCAATGCGTCCAGCTTAACGGCGCGGAACCCGCCTACCACTTAAGCCTTGCTATTTGCTGCAACGCCATAGCGCAAAAAGTTGAGCCGCTAAAAGAGCAGGCGATGTTACACGCGCAACAGGCGGCAAAGATTGCGCCTGAGATTGTCGGCATGTGGATCGGCTTGGCTGAAATATCGCTTGCCAATAACCGCTTCCCCGAATCCATCGCCGCCTTTGAGCAAGCCATATCAATGGACACCAAGAACGCCCGCCTATACGGCCTGTGCGGGTTCGCCTATGCCCGCATGACGAATAACGCCAAGGCTCTGGAAATGTACACCAAGGCCGTTGAGATCGACCCCGACATGGGAGATGTGCATTTTCTGCTATCGTGCCTATATGCTGGCGACAACTTCAATCCAGCCAAGCAAGCCTTTCATGGCGAACGCGGTTTTCTGGCAAAGCGTCCGGCGCGGCTGTCAGTCGAATCATGCTGGAACGCGGCTCACGGGTATTTGGGCTGCGGCGATTATCAAAAGGGTTGGCAGTATTTCGAGTCGCGGCACAATCCGAATCTGACCAATCGCGGACAGATATTGGCGTCGCAGCGGTTCACGGTTCCGATGTGGGCGGGGCAGACGCATGTGACTGGAGCGGATGACGCTATGCGCGTTGCGACTGTAAGAATTTCGAGCGAACACGGATTGGGTGACGCATTTTTCTGTGCGCGGTACATCCCCGTCGTCATCGCAACTGGCGTAAAAGTCATTCTGGAAGTCCACAAGTCCATGATCGACCTCATGCGGTTCAATTTCCCCGCCGTGACCTGCATCGAGTTCGGCGCGGCGGGTGAGGATATTGATTACCATTTGCCGATGATGTCATTGCCGTTTGTTCTGAAATGCAAGAAAGCATATTGGGATGGCGCATATCTGCAAGCCGATCCTGCCAAGATTGACGAATGGGCTGATGCTATCGTTCCGGGCATTCCGAACATCGGCATCGTCTGGGCTGGCGGCAAGCGCAGCTATAACGCAGAGAACAACGAAACAAACCGCCGCAGATCGGTGCCGTTTGAGCTTATCGCGCCGTTGCTCAAGACCGAAGGCGTGAACTTCGTATCGCTGCAAGTCGATGAACAAGAGCCGTTTCCGAATCCGGGTATCAATGATTTCAGCGATACGGCGGCTCTGATTAGCCTGTGCGATTTGGTGATATCGGTTGATAGCTCCGTTGCCAATCTGGTCGGTGCGATGGGTCGGCCATTGTGGTTGCTTGATCGTTTTGACCATTGCTGGAGGTGGTTCGGGGAAAGTGCTTGGTATCCTGAAACGACAATTTTCCGGCAATATGCGCCCGATACATGGCCTGACGTGTTGCAACGGGTACAGTTGAGTTTGTCGCGGCTTCGTGATAGTATGGCAGCATGACAGAAAGCGCACGCACTCCCGACAGCAATGGGTGGCCGGAGATCAAGAATAACCCGATCAGCCGCGTCGGCGTGTTTCCGTACCTCGGCAAGCAGATCGACGCCAGCCTAGAACCTGATAAAATTTATAACGTCTATCGGTCTGCGGAAGAACTTTCTAATCCTGAAACGATTGAATCATTCAAACTGATTCCGTGGGTTCTAACTCATCCAAATAAGCTGCTCGGCGCAAAAGACGCTGGACGCACACCCGCCGAGAACAAAGGCGTTGAAGGTGTGATAGGTCAGGATGTGACTTTTGACGGCGAGTTCTTGCGCGGCAACCTCAAAATCTTCAGCGATAACCTACAAGATGTCATAGATTCCGGCGAGGCCGAACAGCTTTCTCTCGGCTACGCTTGCAAATATAAAATTCAGTCTGGACTTTTCAACGGACAAGTGTATGATGCTATTCAACACACAATTCGCGGCAACCATTTAGCGTCAGTTCCCGAAGGACGCATGGGGCCGGAGGTCGCAGTTCTCGATCATCTCGTTTTCACTTTCGACGCAAAGGACATTCAAATGCCAGATAACAAAGAAGAACTCGAAAAGAAAGCCGCCGCCGACAAGATGGCGAAGGATGCTGCGGAAGAAAAAGAAAAGGCTGAAAAGGCCGAGGCCGCTGACAAAGCCGCCAAGGACGCGAAAGCCAAGGACGAGTTAGAAAAGAAAGACAAGGACGACAAAGAGGCCGCTGATAAAAAGGCCAAAGACGAAGCTGAGGAAAAGAAAAAAGGCATGGACGCGATGGACGCGAAGATCAAGGATTTGACCGCACAAGTCGAAACCCTCAAGAGCGGCGGCGTGAAAGCCCTGCTTGGTGAAATCGCACAACGTGACGTTCTGGCCTCGCAGATTTCCAAGTTTGTTGGAGCCTTTGACCATGCCGAAAAAACCCTCGCGGAAGTCGCCAAGTACGGCGTCGAAAAGCTCGGCCTCAAAGCACCAGCCGGTCAGGAACAAACCGCGCTCGATGCGTACTTTGTCGGACGTGTGCCTAAGAGCGAAGAAGTCGGTTACTCGTTTGATTCGGTTGTTGCTGAAAAAGGCAAGAGCCTGAAAGATTTGGTAGCCTAAAACTAGATTAACGAAGCATCGCCTTGATGGCGACGCTATCCCTTAGAAGGAGTTAAAGATTATGGGTTTTCAAACCGTCGTTAACGTCGAAAATGCCTTTGGTATCCCCGGCGCAATTTATGATAATTACCCCGTCCGCTCTGCCCCCTATGAATTAGTATCCGCATCTGCGGCGTACAACGTGATCGGCGCGACAGCCTTCACGGTGACGAGCGCAGATACGGGCAACAGCTCGACCTCGGGCATCGCCGCTGCTGGCGGGACTGGCATTTTCGCCGGTGTTCTCGCAAACTCCAAGCTGTACGCAACGGCAGGCACGACCTCCGGCGCGTTGAACCCCACGATGGCTTTGCCGAATTACACGATCGGCGAACTCATCCTGACGGGCGATCTCATCGTTTCCCTGCCTAACGCATCCAACATCGGCGATTTGGTCTGCTATGACCAAACGACCGGCGCTCTGGCGACTTATGCGCCTGTGACGAAGTTCACCGCTGCGGTTGCCTCTGCTGGCACTTTGTCGGTCACGGCGGTTTCGGTCGGTATGCTACAGGTCGGGATGCTGATCTCCGGCACCAACATTCTTCCCGGCACCTAC